TTTCAGCCGCCGCAATAGCTTCTTCTACTGTTGGTGTGTAAACATAGTTGTATACACCGCAAATATGCACACCTGCTAACTGGCAACCTTTCCAGTTGTTTTCAAACTGCTTATCTGGGTCAAAATCACGTCTGATAACCTTAAGGATAGCGTGAGTAAGTCCTGCCGCCTTAACTCTGTTCCAGTCAACTACACCATTCCACGCTGAAAAATCTCCACATTTAATCATAACTAAAATACCTCACTTTCTGTTGTCCCTGTTATATTTACATCTGAACTAACTGTGTTATCTTCTGTGCTATATGTTGCCTTGTAAGTATTTTTAACGCCATCAAGAAAGCTCTTAAGCTCGCTGTCTAGTGCTATATCATTTGCTAAGTATGCTGCAAAATCATTAAAGCTAGCTGACATACTAACTGTGCCGCTTTCGCTGATTGTAGCTGACAGATAAGCTACCTGTTTAAGTGCTCCATCTGAGTTTTGAACGGATAATGTTCCGTTCTTCTGAATTGATGAGTTGATGTCTAACATTGTGTTTTACCTCCTAATTCGCATTAAAAAAGGACACCCGAAGATGTCCTTAATTGCTTAATTGCTTTTCCAATTTTTTAATACGCATATTCTGCGATTGTACAGTCGCAACTATATCCGCTATTAATTCATCATAGCGTAATGCGTATCTTGCTGTTAGCTCTTTAGTTGTATTTCCGTTTTTGTCTGAGACTTGTGTTTCGTAGTTATCATTATTAATCTTTTTATCGATAAATAATCCCCAGTCATCTTTCATAGTTTCTTTAACCTGCTGTGCAATAAATCCGTGATGGTAGCGATTAGAAGTACCGTTAATCATTTTAAATTCGCAAGGTTTTAAATTGTAGATAAATTCAGAAGAGTCTTCTGAATTCAATAAATGAACATCTTTTTTTACGTTCTCGTCTGAATCAGAAGCGATTGTTCCATAAATTGACCCGAAACATCGCAAATCATATCCTATGTATGTACTTCCATATACTGACAGTTCACAGTTCTCGTAGTGTCTGTCCTCTGTATTTGTAATTCTGACATTTTGTGTGTCTTTTCCCGAATTTGGATTATAGCAATATACTGTAAGTGTCGTTGGTTTTTTAATATTGTCTTGGTAACCGCCATTCATCGAAATATTGGGCGAAAAAAACTCTAATGATTTATTTAAATCGTCGTTTATTCTTATAATGAATTCGTATTCCGTATTTTCTGTTTTATTCTTAGTGCAATTTATTCCGACAACATCTCCATAATCTGCATTGAGCACTAAAGCTCTTCTTACTTCATTATTGCTAGTATAGTATCTTGTTGTAGTTATCGAACCTACATAATTTTCGTAATCGTCGACCCAAGAATAGAATTTAATGTAATTTTGGTCTATCGACATTCCTTTAATTCCATTATTTCGATATGTCGACAATATACCATTATCAATTGAGAAATTGCCAATTTGACCTTTAGAGGCATACATATATCCATCCGCACGAACGTACCAATTACCATAATATGCCCCATCTCTTTCTTCTTGGCAAGAGAATGTCCAAGCTTCGGAATTAGCGGGTGCCTGTATATAAGTTCTATATTTGCCGTAATCTTTATAGATAGAAGACTTGCTGATGTCCCAGCCTCCAATCGTGCCAGACGAAAAATAGCCGCTTCCTGTAATTTGCGCGTTAGTTGCATATAGTTTACCAGTTTGACTTATATAAAAATTAGGACTTTTGCTGTATCCCTCATCTTCAGTTCCGTGAAAAACCGAAAAAACATATGGTGTAATATCACCAGGTATTTGTAATGCAATTCTGAATAAGTCATTATTCTGCTTAAATATTGTACTTATTGAATCTTTAGACACTTTCCAGCCGCCAACGTTTCCGCCGTTGGCAATCAGATTGCTACAAGTTATAGTTCCGTCTGCTGTAATGCTGGTGTTCGCGCTGTTTAATGTAAACCTGTTGCCACTTAAATTAAGCCCACCCCTTGCAGTAATATTTATTGTATCTGCAATAGCTTCGATAGCACTCTTAAGCTCGCCTGTTTTAGGGTCTTTTTTGATATATAAATCAAGGCTTGTTTTAGTTGCATAACTTTCTAAATCGCTTGACTTAGCGTAAGTTCCACTAAGTGCCAAACTAATACTTGAACCATTATCATTAATTTCCTGCGTAATTTTGTTAATCATAGTAGTTGTTGTACTATAATTATCTGTCAGATTTTTCTTTGTCTGTGTTAATTCTGTTGATATGCTATTAAGATTAATCTTAAGGCTAGCGTTCTGATTAAGCATATAGGCTAATTGCGTGTTAGATACCTCTTTCCAACTCCAATTGCCTTTATCATCTTTAACCCACCGCCAAGTTTTTTGGGCTGTTTCGTTGTATGCTATTGCCCCGTGATATTTTGCGTATTCATCATTGCTATAAGTCCAAGTAAGATTATCGCTTGGAAATAAATCATCTGACGGATAAATAGGTATGAACCAATCAATAGCTGGGTAATTATCTTTGTTAGGTGTTTCTGTAACTGTATACACCATAAAATTATCGTTCGTTTGTTGGTATAAGTCGGATAACGTGATTTCGTAGCTATCTAGTTTCTGATTAACAGTAGAAAACTTAGTCTTAATGCTTTCATTATCAACATTTTCAGTCCACCACAACTTGTTAGTGATAAAATCACTAGCAACTTTCATCATACCGCCCCATTGAGTATAATCTTTGCCAGCACTACTTGTTATAGCTTGCATAATGACATTAAGTGTCTGTTTTTCGTTATCAAGGTAAATCTTATTACTCTTAAGTGTATGGGTGTTATCGTTATTGATAACACTAAATAGTGTTTCAATATCTAGCTTACTTGCATTAATATTAGCGTCATCTTGAACAACATCATCACGAACAACTTTTCTTGTAACGCCTTTTTCGGTAAGTCCTAAGGCATCAAACATAAGATTGCCGGCTTTATCCCAGACGTACATATTGTAGTCCGAATTAGCGTCTTTACCTATTTGAACTCTTGCAACCTTGTTATCATCTTTTATCTGTATCGTATTGTCAGCTATATCAAGATTTCCGCTTTCGCTTAGAATTTCAACAAGGTTTGTATAAATCTTCCCACTTGTAATCTTATCTGCGGCTATACTATCAATCATAGCAGATTTTATCTGTGCATTGCCAATAACACTTACAACTGCATTAGCGAATTCTGTTGTTAAACTTTTACCTGTCGCTGAACCAAACATTAAGGCCTTGATGTCTGCTACGTCTGCGTTTAATACACCTATCTGTGCATAATCTGCTTGTAACTTAGCGATATTAGCTTCATTAATCGTAGCTTTACTTGCCGTCAAATTAACAATTTCCGCTGTGACAGTTTCAATCTTATTAGCCTTTAATTGGTCTATATACGCTTGATGCGCCTTTAAGTTCTCAACATTGGCATTAGTTATATCAGCATTTTCAATAACTGCCTTGTTGATCAAGACTAAATCGGCGTAGTATCGTTCCATTTGCTTTGTTATCGGACCACTAGCGATATTGCTGTTTTCTGTGTCAGATTGTCCGATAGATGTAACTGTATCCATTAAGCCGCCGTCGCATTCGTGCGTAATCTGCATTATAGGCACTTCGTAATCAACGCCGCCCTTATTAACAGTTATAATGTCGCCTACTTCAAGCCGCCAGTCGCCGACAAACTTAACTGTAAGCGGTCTAAACTGAAAGCCGCCTATCTTTTTATAAATCTCATTTAAGTTAGCTTGTGTCATAAATGGATTAGCAAAGCTAAGTCCAGTTGTACCACTGCCGCTAGTGATTGTGCTAGTTTCCTTATCACCAGACTTTGTATTGTTACAAGTCAGCTTTCTTATCGTAAAATCCTTGCTAGTAGTAAAAGTAACCCCTTGCTGATAGTATTGGTGTCCGTCAAGCACGTAGCCGCTATCCTTGTACCATTTAATTTCAAGGTTTCCGTCAGAATTGATAGCCGCATTGCCACCTTGTAACATAGCCATATAGCCAATCATTTCACGCATTGTATAACCTTGTGGCTTATCTGTAATTGTATGTGTGTTTGTTATGCTAGTTGCTAACTGTATGCCTAACTTTGTACAGATTTCCTCTAAAATAGCTTTATCCGTACTAGGATAAGTTAATTTAGTAAAATAACCTTTTTCAGCTTTGTACATCTTGTCATAAGCTGTGTACTTAGTGTATTCGCCATTGCTTTCTTCTTTAGTTACAGTAAATATGCCTATCTGTACATACTCAATGCCGCTATCGCCCTTAACGCCCTCAAAAATAGTTATATCCTTATTTTCAAGCGTGATTTCTGGATTATAAATAGAAAAGGTAACACTACTACTGCAAGTGTTACCTATGGAAATGCTATTGTTCGGATTGATTATGTTGCTGTACTTAAACTCATTAAGTGTCTGATTGTATTCTTTTCCGTCAACTAAATATTTGCTGTAATATCTTGCATACAGCAAATTGAAATCCGCACCCCAATTAATATTTTTCATTTATTGGATTGCTCCTTTCTGCTGATTAATCGTTAATCATAAAGCTAAGTGCGATAATGTTAGCTGGCTCAATGGCTTCACAACTATCAAATGCGCTTATATCAGCTTTCGTGTATTCAGATACTTCTATTTCCTGTTCTCCTAGTTCTTCAAGTTCTGATTTTATCTTATCGTTGTTATCTTTATTTTCCTCGCGTATCTTTTCTATCGTTTCTACTACCGCTTTAAAGTGTGGCTCTAATGCCTTAATATTAGACATAATGGCAACTGCTAATCTGCCACCCATTTTAAGCTGTGCCACGCTTGCAAGTGCTTCATAATGTGCTAAAACTTCATTTCCTGTTATTTTCATAGTTAATCTCCTTATTTCTGAATTAAACTTAATTTTGCTCCGACTATTAATCCGTCCTCATTCTTTGCTCTTGTGAGATATGGATATGTCACATCTCCTGTGTATATTGTCATTTCCTTTTGTGTACCGCCTAAGAATAGGACTTGTGCTGTCGGGAATGGGTTATTTTCATCACTAATCACATTATCAAGCAACAACGCCTGTTCACCTGTTAATGGTGGCAATTGTAGTTCTACTTTATCCTTAATAGCCACGATTGTGCCTACCATTTCTCCATAATCGTTTCTTCCTGTGTTCTTAGACCAAATCTTATTCCTACTATATGTGTAGCCGTTATATGCTACTGGGAATGTCACTCCCTCGATAATTACAGCACTTATCATTCAATCACCTCTTTTCTGTATATGTACTCCGTTAAGCCCAGACAGACTTAACCATATCGAAGATGGCATTAAGAATAATAACGATATGATAAGTGAACTGAACAACAATATAACAACAACGTGCGAAAATGCCATCATAACATACGCACCTGCTTTAGCGTTGGTGAATATAATGCCAGTTAAACTAACTAACACTGTAGCAATTAGGAGTTGGACAACAGTCGCAACTCTGCCTGAGGAATATAGACCGAGTAAAGTTATAAAATTTCCCGTTACAGTATATAATCCGGCGGGGCTTGTGGCATATGGACAATTAACACCTGTTGGTGCATTACAAATTTATAGTAATACGGAAATTAAGGTAAATCAAAGACAAACATATTACAATTTCACTTATTTTATTTAAGTATCAAGTAAAGTAAATTCAAACCCATTTTTATTGAATTCATAGAATGCGAAATTAACAACAGTAGGGCAGTTATTAGTAACAAAAAAATCCATATCGCCATCTTTTCCATATTCCCATATAATATATGACGAATTTAAGATTGGCGTTATGTGATAGCGTGCAGAACTTCCAGAGCCATAACCTTGTACAATAGCACAGGCTGCCGCAGCACCTGCTGCTCCTTGTACAAATGCAATTCCCCAAAAAATACTGTTTCCAGCAGCTTTTGTTGAGTGTACTCTTAATTTTTTCCTTATTGGAATATTAGTTATATGTTTATTGAAGATATTGTTGTTCAGCTCACTTATCATATCGTTATTATTCTTAATGCCATCTTCGATATGATTAAGTCTGTCTGGACTTAATGGAGTACCGCCGCTTGTGCCAGCTTTCCACGCTTGCTTTATGTATTGTATAAAATTCATAGTAAAACCCCACTTTCTAAGCACACAAAAAGGACACCTCACGATCAAGTGAAATGTCCTTGTCATTTTGCTATTTATTTGTTATTATTGGTACGAGTTAATTTGCATTCACTCATACGTGCTAATCAGAACAGGTCTACCCAACTTGTTCTGATTTTTATTTATCTATTTTGCAATTATTAAGTATTAAAAACTGTCCTTTTTGAACTGTGCAATACGTCTGATTGTCAAAGTTATCATTGCTTACAATGTGGCTTTGCCTTAAATCATCATAGATACAATAATATCCTCTTGATGATGTGGCTATCAGTTTATATTCTCCTGGTTCTATGTCAATTCCAACCTCTAACATACAATTATCAAGAGTAGTTTTGGTTGTGTAATACTGTCTGAATTCTAAAAGAGGTATCGCATTGCACTTGTTTAGTTCAAGATATTCTCCATCTTCTACACTTATCAACATATTGCCTTTGAAATTTTCATTAAACTTTATTTTGGTTTTATTGCTGTCTGCATATACGCCAAAATAAGCCGAACCTTTGCTTGTTAATGATTGCAAATAGTAATCGCCGTTTGGAATATCTTTACCTACTTTGTAAGTGCCTGCCTTATATTTTGTCAGTTTATCATATGTATCTTGTGTTGTCTTTTGTATTGTAGCCGCTGTGGTCTTTTCAGTAGCTTTTTGTGTTGTAGTTGCAGGCTGTGTATTTGCTATTGTTTTATTATCGCTTTCAGTTATATTATTAATAATAAATAACGCTGTAACAAATACTATTCCTGCCAATACTGCAACCACTATCTCCTGTGGCTTCTTTTTGTTATCTTTTTTATCCATTGTAATACACCCCTGTGCTTTTATAGTGCTTAAAGTATATCACAATGGATTGAATTATTCAATTAAATGTTAAACGCCGGCTGTCCTGTCATAGCTGTATACTGATTGGCATATCTCTGTGTTGTTCTGAACACTTCCTGCCCGTCAATCTGTACAACAATGCTTCCGTTTTGTTGTCCTACATTTGCATTAGCAAATACCTCTGACATACCCTCAATAACAGCTTGCTTAATGCCTTGTGTTATCTGGTCGTTGTTTGCAACTGCTGTCTTACCATTGCTGAATTTGCCAATCATTTCATTATGGTTAGCAAAGAAAAGTCCGTCCTCTGGAAAACCGCCTGTTGCGTATGCTCTAGGTATTCTTATCTGAAATGCACTTCTTGATACATTTCCCTCACTATCAAGTATTTCACCGCTAAAATTGCTTTCAAATGAGTTACTTAAAGCTCTGCGAATTCGCCAAGAATTATTATCAATGGTATCTGCCAATGAATCCATAAGTTCTGTACCAGTATCATAACCTATATCACCTGCATTAACTCTGCTGATAATTTCATTAAAGGCATCTCTAGCTCTATATGGTATATCGTTAATATTATTGGCAAAATTGCTTGTTAATGATGAACCTGCATTAGCACCAACGCTTCCCATACGTGAGAATATATTTTCTGTGTTCGTACCTATCGCATTTATCTTGCTGTTAATCTCGTTTTTAGCTGTTTCAAATTCTGACTTAGCCGTGTTAGCTGTGTTGCTAACTTCTTGCCGCGTCTTTTCCGCAACTTCTTGTGCAGTATTTCCCAATGCTTCATAGCAATAACGCATATCATTTGTTGCTCTATCTGCTACACCTCTTGCGTTATCAACTTCTGTCTGATTCTTTTTTACTTCGCCATTAAGTTGCCTTATTTCTACTTGCAGTCCTGCAACCGCATCTGCCTCTTGTGGTGTCATTTCTAACACAGATAATGCACCATTGTGAGTGAGTTCGTTATATTCTTGTTGCTTTTCGTTAAGTCTATCTTTGCTGTCCGCAAGTACATCTTCCATTTCTCTTAAGTTTTTCTTAGCTTTGTATTCCTCTTTTGCTAATTCAATGTATTCTTCTCTTAAAGCTTCTAATTTGTATTCTTTTTCTTTATCTTCTATAAGCTTTTCTATTTCTTGTCTATTTCCAGAATAATATCCTGTGTTAGTATCTATAGCTTTCGATAATTCTGGTACTTTATCAACAAGTTTACCTGCTATATCCTTAAGTAATTCTTGCTGTTCCGTTGTTAGGTTAGTTTGGTCTGCTAATTCAAAATATTTTGTCTTTAATGCTTCTATTTCATCAACAGAGGAATTATTTTTCCACGTTTCCTCTATTGAAGCTACAGACTTTTCTATTTCGCTTGTAGTCTTGCTAACTTCTTTTCTTACGCTCTCATATCCAGACAAGTAATCTGGTATTTCTTCTTGGACTTTAATAAAGCCTTTGATTGCACCTGTAATTCCCACAACTGCCGCCATAGCCAATCCTGCCGGTCCGAAAGCTGTGTATAATCCTGCCGCACCGATAGCCGCACCACCCGCTATCTTAGCTATTGAAGCTACAAGGTTGTCACTTCCTCTAACTATATCAGTAAAACCGCTCTCGATAAGTTTAAATTCTCCAAAAGCTGATACTCCGCCAAGTAATGCTTTTTGGAATAGTGTCATATTATCTCTGACAGCAGTTATTCCGCCGTTTAAAGCTGTGAATAATCCTTTATCCTTAACTACGCTTCCAAAGTCCTTAAAGCTTGTTGTGACCTTTGCAAGTTTAGGGTGAAAAGAAAGAAGTGTAGCTGCTGTTTCATCATATCCCATTTTAGATAGTTTTGTCGCTAACACTACGTCTTCTGTTGCTTTACTTAAGGAGTTGAGCTTGTTGTACGTTTTAGTTATGCTTGCTACTACACTCGAACCACCTATTGCCTTAAGTACTTTAGGAACTGCCACAAGCGATATGAGAAGTGTTTCTATAGGCGCTTTAGATAGCATACCTAAGTATAATTCAATAGCTGCCTTTAAGCCTTGCACAAGCACTTTAGCCGCCGATTTAAACACCTTAGTCCAATTAATACCTGCAAGGAAATCGCCCATTTTCTGACCGATTTTAAACCACGGAACATCATCTATAGCTTTTGCAAACCAATCAAAAATTCCTGCCACTAGGTTAGATGTATCTTGCCCCGCCTTAAAGAAATCACCAACTGCAAAATCTTTAAAAATCTGTTTAACAGGCTCGAGTGCTTTCTCTATTCTGTCTGCCCAAGCAACTGCCGAATTTTCCATATTGGCAAACGCCTTATTCCACGCCGCTTCATATTCTGCCGCCGCCTTAGCAATATCGTCTGTCAAATCAATAGTGCTACCACCGCCACCACCACTTGAACCCTTGCTTGAGCTTGTATCGTCCTGTAATTTATTTATTTCATCAAATCCCATAAGGGATAATGTAGCTTTCTTAGCTGAATCAGCTACATCTTGGTAGCCGTTTGAAATATCTTCTAAGCCATCTGATGTGTCTTTATAGCCACTTTGTCCGAAGCTTTCAAAGTCAATCTTAACGCCCATTAAAGAAGCAAGATTGACTAATAATCTTTTGATTACAATAGTTACTCCGTTTACTATCGGCATAACCTTTGAAAGAATTGGGATAAATAGCTGTCCTGCTACCATTCCTACCTCTTTCATATTGTTACCGAACTGGCGTAACATATTACTTGGGGAGTTGATTGTCAAATTTGTTATCGTATAGGCTCTTTATCCTATACTTCTTATAGTTTCCTATAAGTTCAGAGTACATTATCACCCACGTTTTTGCGTTTGGTTTGGTGGTAGCCACTTCCACCTCATACTGCCCTATATGCAGTAGTGTCGGACACTCTTGGGAATATTATATTTATTCAATTCCTACTCGTTACGATACTCAATAGCCTGTTCGTAATCTATTGAGTTATCTCGGTATTAGCATAGTTGAAAACTTTAGCCTTCGCCGATTTTGCCCGATTGCCATAAGATATTTCTATTCTTATGCAACACTTGGAAGATAAGCTATATCATTAACTTTCTTCCGTCTATTAGCTAAATCACCCCAAGATACTTTTGATTGGTCTAATATCGCTAACACTCTTAACTGTTGTTTTTCCATCTGTGTCATTTCAGACACCGACTTAGAAATGCCTAAGTTGTAAGCATACGTCGCTAATGTAGCATTGGTAATATCAATACCATACTTGTACAATGCCCTCGATTGTCCGATTAAACCGCTTTGTAAGTTCTGTGCTACTGTTGAATAGTCCACATTAAAAAGTGAGCTTATATCGCCCGCAAGCATTGTCATTGACTTTGTTATTGCTGTTGTTGCTTCACCCGTCTGTCCTAGTGAGTTAGTGACAGAGGCTAACTGTGAAGCATACTGTGTTATCTCTTGTATGTTAAGCCCTAAGTTCTTTACTCCGCTTTCTTCAAGCAAGCCACCTTGAACATTAACTTTTAAACCAGACAGCTTTCCGAGAGTATCGTTTACTCTGCTTTGGAAGCTCTCTGCATATGCTGTTGCGTTATCATATCCGTACTTTTCGTAATCTTTATCCCACTCTGAACCAATCTTGCCAAACGCTACCGCTTGATAGTTGAATGCTTCAATGTAATCTGTTGTTGACTTAATTGCTTCTATAAGTTTCTTACTGCCACGAATTACCATAAAATAAGTGGCATAAAACTTGCCTATTGCACTTGCCAAGTTCCAACTGCTTTTAGTTGCTGTCCTAGTGCTTGTAGAAACGCCATACAGCGACTTTTGAAGTGAGTTTGAAGAAGTACCCACCTTGCTACCTTGACTAGCAAGATTAGCCAATGCGTTAGTCATTTGAATAACATTTTGACTTACTGTTGGTGCTCTTGATAGCGTTGTCATTAAGCCATTTAAAGCATTACCTAGCTTTGGAATGTTTACAACGGCGTTTTCAATACTCTTACTGCCTAGCTTACCAAGTGACTTTGCAAATTCTGTGACTTGTGTTGCATTTTGCGGAATAGCTGATATGCTTGCAACTGCCTTTGTGACAGCTTGAAGTGATGTAGCTGTGTTAGTTAGTGCAACTGAATCAACAGAACCTATCTTTGTGATATTCTTGGCAAGCCTTGTAAAATCTGCTGTTCCTGCGTTCATATTCTGCATAGCGGAACCTAACTGACTAACACCATTTGCAAGACCGCTTAGTGATGAACCATTCACAGTTGCAAGTGATGTTGATAGCCTTGTAAGTTGATTTATCAGCTTATCTACAGAATTGATAGCTTTAGTGGCAGTACCGGTAATTTTGACTTCTAAACTGTCTAATTCCACGCTTTATACCTCCGGCTTATCATTTTTAGGGTGCGTTAAATCCCAGTTTGCTTTTCGTATTTTCATATTCAAAACAAACTCTTCTCTCTTTCTTTGTATTTCATCTTCACTGTTCTCTTTTTTGTTAATATCTCTATAAATAGGCTTGTCTGGGTATTCAAGCTCGCCTTTGCCCCAAGCACCACTTCTAACACCTATCTTGATTGCTGGGAGTATGTAACTACCTATCGCAAGCCATATATCTGAATCTATTCGTTGTCTTTCAAGTTTTTTACCCTCTACAACCGCCCATAGCTTTTTGGGTGTCATTTTTAGAAAGTCTGAATAACTAACGCCTAGTGAGCTGGCTAAGACAAAGTATTCTTCCCATATTATTTTGTGGAAGTCTGCTTTTTCTTGTGGTCTTGTGGAACTACTGTCGGTTTCTTCTGTTCCTGTGCTGCTTCTTCCACATTGTTCGCCATCTCCTCTAACATCGCTGTTATTCCCGACAGCTCGAAAAAACCATCATCTTCCATCGCTTTCTTAATCTCCTCGAACAATGTTCTATATCCGTAACTTTTATCTGTCTTTCTCTTCTCTGTAATATATGCTCTAGTGAGTTCCTTTGCTTCATCCATAGTTACAGGGTTATTGTCAATACAGCCTGCATAAATGGCTAAAATACAAATCTCTGGCACATCTGCTGTCATATTTGCTAATCCATCAAAGGAAGCCTGTGCAACGCTTTTATCCGTTTGTGCAAGTAAGTAAGAACCATTAACGACAGAAAACATTTTCTGCACAATTTCCTTGCATTCTGCTGCACCGAAGCTAAACTCAACTTTGTATTCTTTTCCGTTTACATCAATATTCATCATAATTTTTACCCTTTCCCACCCTATCGTCCATATAGGGAAAGGTGCGGATTTTACACCGCACCTACTTTTTTTAATAATTATTCTGTTACATCATCAAGATATGATGTGTAGTCGGCTGTTTTGGCGTTTTCTACGCTATCCGACACAGCCTTTTTTGATTTAGTCGAATAGCTCATTATTCCCCCGATGTTGGGGTTACTGCTGTATCTGTTCCTACCATATCCTCAATAATAAGGTTGATAGCCATTGTAAGAAGTGAATTTTGCTCCTTGCCCGTAATTGGTAACTTTGAAGGCGGCTGTGCAACAAAGAACTCCGCATCTGATATACCCGGAGTAATCTCTTGAAACCACATTCTCTTTCCATCAGTTAAAGCCTTATATTCTGTAATAAGGTCTTTCCACTCTTTGATTGTAGCTTCCGTCTTATTAACTGTTACCGCAACTGTATCTGTAACTGTATCTCTACCTGCAATGTTTCTTGTCTGTAAATCTTCAAGTGCTGATGCATCTATAGCCTCTGGGGTTACTGTAATCTCATCAATAGAATTGATTCTATGAAGAAGTTTAAACGCTGTTGGTTTAGTACCTGCTGTAGTTTCAACACCATAACTAAACGTGATTCCCAGTGCGCTTAATCCTGCTACTGTATCTGCCATATCTTCTTACCTCCTAAAAATTTGCAAAAAAATAAGAGCATTTCTGCTCTTTGTTACATTAATCTGTCATTTGCCGCTATCATTCTTCTGAATCTAGCGGTACTCTTATGTACTTTATTGCTGATTGAGAACTCTGGCATTGATGTGCCTTGAAATCTCATTGTCTTAAATGTGTCTGTAATTACTGCCATAACCTTGCGACAGTCAGACTTGCTTGTGTTAGTGGTAACATCTACTTGAAATGTTGCTAACAATGCGTTAATTGTCTGTCCGTCAAGCGTTTGTCCTTGTTCAACTGCTGGCAGTAAATGAATGTATACTGTCGGGAATACTGCTTGACCGCTGTTTTCTCCCTCATTGGTTATGACTATCTTTGGATATGTCTTCTTTAGTTGCGTTAGGGTTTTAGCCTTGACAAGTGCTGTGACTGTATTCTCGAGGTCTATCGCCCAATCGTTTGCATTTGCCATTAACTAAACACCTCTCTTGCTATCTGCTTATACTGATTAACAATCTCTATTGTGGCGTTGTACATAGGCATTGTAGCTTTAACGCCGTGCGTGTAGTGCCATTGATTATCATTACCTAAGTAGTACCAGCCATTTTCAAATGCGTGTATTTGTCCCGGGTATGTTCCTACACCCAAGCCAAAATCATTAGCCTTTGGGTTCTCGTTGCCGCTGTTGTAATAAATACCAGCGCCGAATTCAATCGCTAATAGCGTGTAAAACGGCTCTCTATCTTCTACTTCAACAGTCTTACCGGTAGCAATTAAAATAGCTTGGTAGCCATCTTGAATAGGCTTTCTGTCAACTCTCAATGTTACCGTCCTACCTAATGGGCTTTCATTAACACTCATAATTGCCGCTTTGTCGCCTAATTCTGCTAGTCGTTCAACAAGCAATCCACATTTATACTGCAAGCTCTGCTTATACTGTTGTAGCTGTCTGATGGCTTCATTTACAGACTTTTCAGACAAGGATATATTAATTGTATGTCTTGCCATATTACACCGCCTTAGAGCAATTTTAAGTCCACAAAAACTTTAAATATTTTAGGTGACTGAATTGCAAACCAATCAATAGTTGTTTCATCGTGTCCAAATTGTTCTATATGTTGCCAATTACACTGTAATCCGCTTTCAGATAGAAAGGCGTGTATTATTTCGTGTCTTAATTGTTTCTTCTGCAATTCTACAAAATTACCCACTTCATTATAGTTATCAGAACGGATTACTATTAGCTTTGCCGTATTGTCGCAAAAGCCGTCCATATTTTTATCGTCAAGTTGCCTTAACTCGATAGCGTATGCTGTTCCCAAAACATTAATCGTTGTGTCTTCCATAATGCACCTACTTCATAACTGCTTTAAGCATATACTTAGTTGAATATAATGCTGGCTTAATGCCTACAATCGTGAAGTCTGCTGACGTTTCATCAACAAGTCCGTCAGATGTGTATGTAGGCTTGCTATCAAGCCAGATAAGGTCGCCTTTTTGAATAGGCAACACATTCCTATCTGTCAGCAAAATAGCGTCAAAATCAGCGGTATCAAAGCCGTATTCCTTGCTTTGTGCTTCTCCACCGCTGAAAGCTATGTTTGCTTTGAAGTCAACTGGCTCTGAAAAGCCTGTTTTCTCTTCAAGAACTTTGGGTATCTTATTTCCCTCATCATCAAGATAAGGAATGAAGTTACCCTCTGTGTCGGTATATCCCTCATATAGAATATTGCCGTCATCATCTCTTTCATAAATAGTTACTGTCTGCCCTTGAAGTGAATACTTCATAGCCTGCTTATTAATGTCAAGCATTGTTCTTTACCTGTTTATAAATCTGATTAACACCTGTGCTTGATAGTCCGGACACAATTCCTACTGCGATTGCATTAAGAATATCATTTGCCGGAAAGTCAGGTATTACATACATACCTATAACGCCTAAGATACCGCCTGCAACACCTACGATTATAGGAATGTAATTATCCTTAATGTGTGGAATTGCTTTGGCTCCTAAACCTATCAGATATGTAATTACAACGATTGCGACTACTGTTGATACTGATGTTATATCCATTCTGCTATACCTCCTTATCTTCATTAAGTCGTGCTTCCAATCCGTCTATTCGGTGGTGTGCCGACTTTACACTTTCCTCAACCTTAATAATCCTGTTATCGTGAGAATTAAGTTCTTTTCTCATTTCTGTAACTTCATTCTTTATCTCTGTTGTATTGCTTGATATTGTGTCAAGTTTCATATTTATGCGTGTATTTTCTTTTACACGCTCTGTAAGTTCTGCATTGTCAGACTTTTTGTTGTTCTTAAGATTAAATCCCAACGTAAACAGTCCGAAAAAGACGGAAAAAGCAACTGAAATAATGCTTATAATTACTGCTATTGGCATTGATATACCGCCTTTCATAATTAATAATGGCACACCGCCCACCACCCTTAATGTGTGCCGCCTGCTACCATATTGCCAACATCAGCAAAATGGTAACGCACAATCTTCTTTAATATTCTGTAATGCCCTATAGGCGTTATAATACTTTAGCAAATGGAAATACTCCAATAAACAAACTATCTCTATCTCTCCAAGTTCTGTTGACACCATTCTCATTGTAGCTTGCCATAAATGCTTCGCCTGCCTGTGAATGGTCGTAGACAGTCAGATTAACAATAACACTCTCAAATTTCTTCAAGTCCTCGGTTATCATTTCATCTGTGTAACTGTCGGGGTAATTTCTTCTTGCTTTTACTTCTTCTGTAGCCTGCTTAATAAGCTGTTCGATTATCGGATTATCCTCTTTGTTATCGAACACTACCACATCAGATGTTGTTTCATCATCATTTGTAACTGTATCAATATGAAATTGTTTAAGTCTGATTTTAACTTGTTCTAATGTGGTGTATTCCATAATTTCAGCTCCTATAATCCTAATTTCTCAATTAACAGTTCTTTAAGCTCTGCTCCTGTAAGCTCCATTGCGTTCTCAACGCCTTGTTCTAAGGCAAGTGTCTGTAAGTCCGCTGTTGGCATACGCTTAATAGCTGTCTTTGTGTAATCGCTTGTAGGTTGAGCAGGGAACTTATCCTGCTCTTCCTCATACTTAAGCTCATCTCCATAAACAGCTTCTTGTCTTACATTATCTGCTGTTACTTCTTCGCTCTGCTTTGCGGCGTTGATTTTATGTCGTCTTAATAACATATAAACACCTCTTACTTTCCGAACTTAGCAAGAACAACCTTTGAATCATTGCTTAAGACTGCTGTATAGTGTTCATCACCAGAGATAACAGTTGTCTTTGCAAGAATATCTCTGTCTGATTCAATCTCAACGCTTCTCTTCATATAGATTGTAAGTGCGTTCTCTTCCTCTGATACGCCATCTGCACCTGTTTCCTCGTTAGGGTCTTCTGCTGACACGATAACAATAGGGCAAGCGTAAAACTCTGTTGTAACAGCCTTTAACTTGCTGCCTACCTTGATTTCCTTGTCCTTTGGCTTAAGCGTATGTGCAAGTGCTGTGTCAAGATGAACATTAGTTGCATCCTCGCTTGTTGTATCAGCTACAACATTGATTGTTCCTGTTGAATCATCAAGTTCATACTTAACCAGCTTAACTTTCTTAGACTTAACAACCTGTGCTCCTGCGATAGAACCGATAGTTCCATTCATAATTACATTAAGTGGGTACTTGTCATTGCTCTTGAAATCATCGTCATTAAGTAATGTAGCTTCCTGCGCCGGATTAATGAACAATATCTTTGTAAGTGATGAATCTGATTCATCATCAAACTTGCTATTAGCCGCTACAACTGCTGAATAGCTGATAGGTGCTGCTGTTCCATCGTGATCAATAGGTGCTGTGCAAAGTGCGTCATAGCTGTCATTATCAACCTTTGCAGCGATTGACATAGCAATCTGATTGATAGCTGTACCAAGTGGGTCGCCATAACCAGATAATACTGATTCATCTGTAAGCTCTACAGCCTTACCTGCTTTCTTAACCTTTGCTTCTGTTGTAGATGTTGTAAGTACTGTTGTACCCATAGCAACACCTTCTGCTACATCTTCTGCGTCACCAATATAAGCATACTTTGGCACAACGATTGTGCTTCCTGGTCTGCCTACAAGTGTTGTATCAACTCTTGCAATAGGCGAAAACTTAATCTTCTTTGGTAACTTAGCTGATACCATATCAGCCATTACCTGTGGGTCTACTAAATTTGCTAACTTAGTCTGTGGCATAGTTTGTTTACCTCCGTTTTCTACTCTGTGAACTTCTTATAAAGTTCTGGATTCTTATTTTTGAATTCTACTCTTTCGTGGTAATTCATCTTGTTAAACTGTTCCTGTGTTATCGTGCTTTCTTCTCCACCGCCCGCATTAATAGCTGGTCTTGATTTAAGCCACTCTGCCTTAGCTTCTTTAACCTGTCTTTGCACTTCATTAGCAATTACAGTTGCTATAAGGCTATGGTCTGCGTCTGCAACTGCCTCAATCAAAGAATCAATATCCTTTCCATCGCCTATAACTTTCTGATAAGCATTGACAGCTTTCATATGATTAAGCTCTTTACTCATGTTCTCGAACTTTTCGGCCTGCAACTTTTCAGCTTCCGCCTTTGCTTCCGCTTCCTGTTCTTCTGCTGTCTGCTTCGAGCGAAGTTCTTTCTTGTACTTAGCTGCTTCTGAACTGGCTTTATCAGAAGCATTCTTATACTTCTCTTTTTCAGCTCTTTCACTAGCAAGCTGTGCCATAAGTTCTTCTACGCTAGGTGTCTGTTCTTCATTCTGTGGCTCATTGTTAGTTGTTGGTTCTGTTGTTGTGTTAGTTACATCTGCCATAATTTCTTTACCTCTGCTTTCTGCGTTTTTTGTTGTTCTCTCAACTTCTTGCGATATTTGTATTGCCCTTTCTCTAGGGCATATAAAAAGCCACAAGGCATTTCTACCCTGTGGCTCAATATCAATTTATTTATCTGTTCTGCTCTTATCTATAACCGGACTATTTTCTGTCTGGTCTGATAAGTCTTGCATTGTGCGATCTTTATTAGGTGGCTGTTCTCCATCCCCACCCTCTGCTTGGTTCTGTGTATCTTTGTTAATTATGCTGTCTTGATATGCCTTAACCATTTCTCCGCTTCTCGCTACAACATCGTTAGGGTCATCAAAGAATGGAATTGCATCAACTGTATCTTTAAGACTAAATCCGTGGCTTATCAATGTCGCCATAGCATTAACCTTGGTTGACATTTCATAAGTTTTTTGCCGTTTAATGTTAGGCTTTACATCTCTTGCCTTTAATTTAAGTAATGGGTTACTGCTACCAACATTGTTTGACAGCTTGATAGCTGCAAGAACAACTTTTATCTCTTCCATTTTGCAGCCATCAGTAATTAATTGCTGTTTTGCCGCTGCTGTTTCAGCCTGTGACCAGCCTGTCGCGTCCGACATTGCAACTCCTGTACTGCCACCGCTATTATCATTTCGTTGTGGCACATTACATTTCTGCAAGATTATCTGTCGCCTTGATTGGATATTGTTAAGCATACCTGTGTAATCGTAATTAATTGCAAGTGGCTCAACTATTGGAGTTTTGCCATCTGCTGATGTGTAGGTCTGCATCCATTCTCCAGATTTTGGTTTTCTTACTTTTTCAGTGATGTGTGGTGTTCCATCTTTATCAACCGTTGTTTCCTGTTCAACTGGGAAATCAACATCATTTGTGTGCCATACAGCCTGCGTGTTTTGCTCAACATCATTTGAAAAATCCGAAATGAGCAGGTTTAAGTTATCCATTTCAGATATTTGCCGTTCAAAACAGCCCATTCTGTCGAATGACCTTGTATATTCAATAATAGGGATTTTATGTAATGGGTTCTCTTCCCCGCTTCTCTCTAAAAATCCCCATTTTGTTTTTCCTTTTTCTGGTCCGTTAGTGATTTTTATTCCGTCGGTAATTTCATAGCGAATATCTTTTGTAAAACAGGTGTAATATCTTGTACTGCTATGTTTGTCTTTGATATAAGTACCTGCAAGAATAACCCTCTTATCGCTATAAGCTGTTGACCTTACAACAAATGTTGTTCTTGGGTCTAATACATTATATGTGAAATAGCTTTCCCCATCCTCATATTCTGTATTCACATCAACAAGGACATAGCCAACACCACCGATTTCGACATATCTTGCAAGTTCCTGTTGCTTCTGTCTTGCGTTCTGTGATTCGTAGCAACTATTTAATTCTGCTATAGCTTCTGTGAGGTTAGAATCCTCATTATCGCCGTTTTGAACTAACGTTATAGGATTTCCCCACTTAAAGCCTAAATTAAACTCTGTGACCTCGTTAGCCACATTATCACAGCACTCACAGTCAATGTCTGGTCTGTAAGTCTTTGGATTCTTCCTAACTATCGGCTGTATTCCTGCGTCATAATCAAGAAGAAACTGTATTCTGTTGGAATTAATATCATGTTCCAAAATTGCTTCACGCAAAATTGGTATTATATTGTCAGGTGTTATTTCTTTTGCACCTGTATAAATAGCAATTCTTCCTGTCTGCATTGTCTACACCTCTAATAAAACGTCATACCGCTTGAACTTCTGCTGTCCGGTATTTCTTTAATTTGAAAATTATCATCATCGTTAGGCACATACCATATCCATTTGTGGCAATGCTTGCACGCTAATTTATGTGTTCGTGGGTCTTTGCTGTCTGCCTTAGTTAAGAACTTGTGACAGTTCGGACACATAATTGATTTATCTTTATTCATATTTCTACCTCGTTGCATAACAAAAAGCACCGTCACAATTAAGCAACGGTGCTTTTCTGATAAAGGATTGTTTTATGTTTATGAAGTTTGCTTTTGCTCAATATAATAATACAAGATTTTTTCGTCACAATCGTAACAACTTTTAATTTTTTTCAATAAATCTTTGAAAAGCCATTTTTACGCTGCTTTCAGAATTGCCGCCTATAATGTGTGCTATCTGAACCCAAGTCTTATTTTCTAAAAATCTAAGATTTATTATTCTTCTCATTCTGCTATCATCAACACTTGCAATAAATTGCTCAACCTCATTGGTTTTTTCCAACAAATCATCTTCAAGCAACTGCAATGTGGCTTTTCTAGCATAAAGAAGTGTTTTCTTTCTGCTGTACTCTGGAAATGGTATGCCTTCAATCTTAAAATGCTGTTTGCCACCATTGCCACCGCTAACAGAATCTATAACCATTTCTCCAGCTTCAATTTTGCCTATATCTCTTTCAAGCCGTTCTATCTTTAGTCTTACTTCTTTTACTTCTTCCTGTAAATCCAAATATTGTGATAAAACTTCCTTTGTTACCATAAATTCCCTCCTGTTATATTGGACTTGACATAATTACTGTCTTTTTTACTCTATTTCCTCTTTTCATTCTTAATGCAAAATTTGAAAAAACATCCGGTACATCATCGTGCAAATTTTTACCAGATACTGAATATTTCAATAACCAACTCATCATCTCTGCATAATCGCTCTTGGGTTCATATAGGCTTCTATCTTTAAACACAATATGTTGCAATACCCAACTAGAACATTGAAATATTCTTGCTTCTTTGTTTGTTTCAGTTGCAGTGTCTGATATATTGCATAACCAGCCTTTTTCTTCTACTCGTTTTCTGACTTCATTTGCAACTCTATCTCCGCCTTGATTAGCTTCAAAATCGCAATCTTGTATTTCGTTATCGACAATTAAATTTGCTGAATTTTCATATTGTTTTTCGTAATCTGCCGAATTGTTGCATATAGTATCAGTGCAGTAATACGTTCCCTCATATCCTTCAAATTCAACCAGGCAAGGAAACACATAAAAATCAGTACCAGAGGATTTCGTGTCACATTGTCCAGTAATTCTTTTAATTCGTGTTTTAGGAAGTTCTTTGTATCTCATTATTTTGTTTTCTGGATAAAGCAATCCCTCACGTTCTATTGGATCTTGCTTATAAAGACATCTATAAGATATATCATCCATTGTCAGTGCTTGATCATTAAAAAATTCCACCGACATTCCATTATATTCATAGTCAAAATTGCTTTTCCCTGTTTTAGGGTCAATATCTGGAATCGAAATAATTTTTAGCTTTGGGTCGTTTCCATAAAGCTCAATAATATGTCCAATAATGTCTTTTGTACTCCATCTGGTCATTATAATTATTTCTTTTACTTGTTCGTTTAGCTTTCTTTGTTTTAAATCGACTCCATAAATTCTCCATATTTTTTCAAGAATTATTGGATTAAGTGCTTCTTCAATAGAGCCTATAAGGTCATCACAATATAAATAACGGTTAGTTCTAACCTTACCTGCGTTCTTAGCTCCTATTGATGAGCATTGAATACTTGAAAATGCTTTGTATTTGCCGAAATTAGCTTCTTGTGCCTGTGCATTTGTGCTTTGTAATGGTAAATTAGGGAAAATAACATTCCATTTATATTCTTTATCATCTGTTGTTATGTCAAGCACTCCTTTATAAAACTTTCCTGTAATTTCGTTGCTGTGAGAAAAGAAAAGGCTGTAATCTTTAGGGTGCTTGCCAATTATCCAAGAGCAAAAAAATTTTTCTAGTGTAGTTTTTTGCGTTCCTGGTGGCATAGAAATACATAATCTATTATATTTGCCGTCTTCCAAATCTTGCATAGCTTGAATAAGCCCGTATTTATTAAGCTGTTTCATTTTTGGCTGATAAAATCTTTCACTCTCTTCTCTGTCTTTTTCAAGATAAAGCAAATAGCTGTGAAATAAGTGTGGAGCTTCAAGCAATAAGGTATCAAAATATCTATTGACTAAATCATTGTCTATATTGTTGTTAAATGTATATTTTTCAAGTTCAAAAATATCTATGCCTATATCACGCATACAAGCCTTTTCTATGAGCTCTTTTGTCCTAGTCGTACATTTTAACATTGTGTCAATTTCACCCTCATTCTTGGCAAGCTGGCACACGTTGTAGTAGGTTTCTATGATGTTTTCATCTATTCCATTTTGGGATATGTATTTTTCGCAATCATCTATCAGTTGATTTAATTCAGAATTCAAGAAAAGCACCTCCACTTTTCAGCAAAGGTGCTTATAGACCTCTGCCTATAACTGTTTTAGGGTAGCAACTAACTCTATTTGTTAGCCGGTAAAATTTTGTTAGAATAATACGTCACGGACAGCCGGATGTAATTTCTGCACAAGTGCATTATAATCATCAATTACATATCTTGCTGGAATCATATATGCTTTAATGCCATATCTTTCTGCTGTTTCCCTTTCAATGTAGCAGCCACTCCAATCATAGTTCTCCGCAATTCCTATGAACACATCAGCCTGTGCCATCTTCTTAAGGCTTTCACCTAAATACCATACAGCTTCTTTGCTGTCTTTAGGTGGGTTATCCTCAATGTAGCTGTCGATAAGCTCTAATTCCTCACCCTCGTATATCTCTGCTACCTTTTTCATCTTCTGAATACTTGCTTTGATTTCTTCCTCTGTTCTGCCTTTCATCGGCACGCTTGCAAATAACTGTTTCATAAGTTCCATCTCCTTTTATATGTTTTATCAGCCTTTAGCTTTCTAAGGTCAGCAGCTACAATCAATCTGTAGTCGGTAATTGTTTATCTTAATTTCTTAACTTCCAGACAAGTATGTTTCCCATATTTTTCAATTCTCCATCTGGTACTCCAATGCTCAATGTGACAATTTTTATCTTCATTAAGTGGAATTCTATTGACAATGGCACTTGCGATAACACTTGGTGGAATGTTTAAATCATCTACAATCAATGTTTTCATTCCTCATAAACCTCTCAAAATCTTCCATACATTCATTACATAAATCGTAAGTCATATTTAATATGCCACTCCTTGTAATTGAGTTCATACACAACAGCCCTACTTTTATCTCTTTTCCGCACCTGTCGCAAGTGTGCCATTCTTTTTTGTGTTTCATAAAATCCCTCGCTTACAAATCAAGTTTATTCAAATAATCTGTTCCACTATTTTTAAGTGCCTTGCTAATGCCGTTAATCATATTAGCCATTGTCTGTTCAACTTCCTTTATCTTTTCAACATTTCCACCGCATTGTAATGATAAATATCTTTTCTGCCAATCGTTTGCATTTACAACTATATTATTGTGGACATCTTTCTGTGTAACCATAATTCCACCGCCTTAATATCCGCCGTTAAATTCCGAAAGCCATTCTTTTAGCTCTACATGTGCCTTAGCAAAGCAAAGTTCCATATCGCAATCGCTTTCATCAACAATTATTACATCTTCGCCATTACACCTAGCTTTAGGGTAATCATCAGCACAGCCTTTTTTATAAATCAAAATATTCCAATCACATATTTTGCTATAAGTAATTTCAAGATGCATCGGAAAGTCTTTTGCTTTATCATCAAAAAATTTTAAAAATTCATTCATTTCTACACCAACTTTCTAAGCACCATTCATAAACATATTTCCAAAATGGAAATCATTTAGTGCTTTTTCTAATTCGTCTTTATACCTAAATGGACTTAAAGGACTTTTTATTTCTTCCCTCAATATAGGCGACATATTGTCTATTAAAATGCTTTGTGTAGCACTTGCAAGATTTTGTGGTGGCAAATCTGCTAAAGCGCATAACTCCATTCTTTTATGGTCGCATTTTTCAGATTCAGGGCAACTTTTACATTTTTCTGCTAATTTACTTAAAGGTTCTGCCATCATTTCACCAACTTTCTACCGCAGATAGGGCAATAATTGATATCAAAATATCCGGTTGCGCTACATCCTTTATAAATCACAATTCCCGGAACTTCATCATCCCTGTTTCTCATAACCTGTGCTTCCGTCAAGTCTGTTTCTTTGGCACATTTATTTATTTTGATTTCTTTTCCGTAAATTATAAATGGATTGTTTTTATACGAGCAAAATTCACACATATTACACCTCAATCCCATATTCTTTAAAATAGTTTTCAATATCTTTAGGTATCTTAATGCCTAGCTCTTTTGCTTTTTAATACATTTGTCTTGCGGATAAATAATATGTGTTTTTATATCTCTGATGGTTGTACAGCCTATCCCGGAACTATATTTTGCACATTTTTCTCTGTACTCGCATATATCGCATTCGGTATTTTTCTCTTTATATTTTTGTGGCTTGTATTTCTTAAAATTCTTGCACTCGCAGTCAAGTGATGTATCATTTCCTTTTTGACAATTATAAACAGGATATTCTTCTCCTGTTTCTTCATCAAAATCAAAATCTTCATCACAATATTTGCAAATTGAGCAATCTTTCATATCACACCTCAAATCTTCGTAAATATATCCAAATCATAGTTATCTCTGATATAGTCAACAACTTCCTGTAATTTGCTTTTCACAAATTCATCTTTCGCAATGTCCGGGTGACAATGCATTGTGCAGCTATCTTTCTTGCCTTGTGCCTTATATTTACGATAATCAAATGTCATTGTAAAAAGTGGTATTTCTGTCAGATTCTTTGTCTTGTGTCTTATCCAGTGATTAACAATTCTCTTAATTATCATTCTTCCCCCATAAATTATCTGGTAGCTCCTCGCCGCCATAAATCTTGTTAGCGTATTTCTTAAATGTCGGTACGCTACAACCTGCTACTTTCGCCGCCTTTACTTGTGAAGTCTGCCCCGATATGTATAAGTTAATCGCTTCATAGAATTTATCTTTATTTAGTGGGTGTACGCCCATAGCCATAATAATCACTCCTTTACATTTCTATAAATCTATTTGCCAGTTTGCCAAGATATTCAGCATTGGCAAAATGTGTTATTGAGTAGTTAGTGCTTTCTCTATGTTCTCTGATGAAATGGTCGTTAATCATTCTCTGTAAAACTGTAATGCCCTTATCGTCTGTTTCGTATATAGCATCAGCGTCGAAATGTCCGTGTTCTGTATCTGCGATAGTTGATAGTACAAAACATACATTCTTTAATGTCTTATCTGTAAGTATTGGATGTACTTTGTGGAAATAGATTTCATATAACTGCATATACATCTTAAATCCGTCTTTAACACAATCACATATAGCTGAATTATCTATGTCGTTGTCACAGATGTTATTAAACCTATCAACCATATCTTTTTCTTTAAGTAACATTTCATCTCTTGTGACAGCTCTTGCCGTCGGTTTCTCTGAAAACGATGTATATACCTCTCCATCAATGTTAATTGATGTATTGTCCTTATTAGTAATTAATCTTTCAGTATTTTGTTTATTAGTATTTAATTCATCAGTACTTAATTCATTAGTATTTAATTGTCCGTGGTTTTCTACCTGTTGACATTCAACCCCTAGATTTTCTGTATCTTGTTTTTCTATTTTCTGTTTATATGGTTCTTCGTAAACCTCGTAAGTGTACTTTATTCTTCCGCCGTTGCTTTTTGTTGGGTTTTCCTTAGTAACCACAACATAATTATTATCCTTTAACTCATTTAAAGCCGATTTAACGGCTGTTTCATTCTCTTTGCTTATTGCAACTAACCCAGCTATTGAATAATCCCAATTATTGGGTAATGAAAGCATTACAGACAATAGTCCTTTTGCTTTCAGACTTAAATTCTTATCCCTTAAATGAGTATTACTCATAACTGTGTAATTTTTTGTTTTATGCACTCTAATTGTTGCCATAATCGAATACCTCCGCTTGATATTATTTATGTATGCCTGTGATACACACTCCGCTTGATCAATAAAAACAACAAACAGGCACAGCGGAAGTGCTTTTCGCTTCGTCAAGCTAGTTTGTTGTAATCGGATAGACAGGACTTGAACCTGTGACTACTTGAATGAATCAAGCGTTTCTCCCAACTGAACTACTATCCGTTATATAGTTTAATTAGCTGCTAAAACAGGTTTCTCAACTCACAGCATTGCATATCCCCACTACGAACATTGATATGCGTTCCCACTCGAATTGATGTGGTGTGGATTTGAACCACACATAAACAAGCACTCCTGTCCTTTCAAGCCCCTAGCAATCAGGTATTCCCCTGTGGTTATGCTATGGTGGATTCGAACCACTAGCTCATTCTATCTGCTATTAGCGTTTACCCATTCCGCCACACATCAACTTACTCACACCTCTTAACCTAGGATAAGTCTGCAAACAACATTACGCACGCAGACCCAAGAAGTGCTTTCAAAACGCCGATATCGTGAATCGAACACGAACAACATTTCTGTTGGATAGCTTAGCAAGCTACTGGAATACCTTTATCCCATATCGGCAAAGTGGAGAAGATAGGAATTGAACCTACAATGTTTACCGCAAGGGAACAGATTTACAGTCTGCCGCAACACCGCCAATCGTTGCCGCTTCTCCATATCGTTTTAAAAGACTAGCATTGTGAAAATGTTTCGATTAAGGTGGATAGTTGATACTGAAAAACAATGCTAGTCTTAATAGCAGTATAGGCTATGACACCTATAACAGGTCGTGGCAAAGCTTGGATGTCATTCTACCCGTGCAGTTGGGCTCAAAGAAAGTAGCTTCGCTCGCTGTCTATCCATACAGATAACTGCTGCGCTATAGGTATAACTTAATTTTATTTGCGTATTTATAATACGCAAAACCTCACGGACTATCTGACAGTCCTTAACAGCTCTCGCTATGAGGTGAAAGGAGGACTTAATGCTAGTAAACCAATAAGTCCTGTAAAGGCACAAGTGTAATTAAACACTTGAACTACCCCTGTGGGATTTGAACCCACGATACAGGAATCAAAATCCTGTGCCTTGACCACTTGGCTAAGGGGCAATATGCTATTCTTTTGTTTCAAAGAGTACTGCATTTTTATTTGCTGTTTCAAGCTCTGTGAAGTTATCCTTGCCTTTTACAACATTTGGATTGCCATTACAGGCATTACAAGGCTTTTCACAATATAACTTATGTCTATGTTTGCACTGGTAACAGTGCTTATCCTGATTACCCATTATTTATCACCTGCCTGTCTGTGATTAGCTCTGTAAGTGTCAAAACCGTCCGGATAACGTGCTATAAGCTTATCTATGTTTGTCTGCATTACATCGTCAAGACTGAATCCGCAAGCTTCGCAAATCATAGCAACGTACCACATTACATCGCCGCACTCTTTCTTAAGATGTTCTAAGTCTATTTCTTTTTCGTGGAATATGCCTTTTTTAACAAGGTCTGATACTTCGCCAGCTTCACCAGTTAAGCCTAAGACACCATTAAGAAGTCCTGCTATGTCATTTATGTTGCTACACTTAGCATTGTTTTCTGCTAGAGGACTAAGTGAAAACTTGCCAGTTAATTCAGTAATTAATCTATGATGAGCCATTTTATCGTTAGTACGCATAGCCAATTTTTGGTATTCATTGCCCTGCATTTATAACTCCTAACTCTTTTTTATTTTTTAAAATTTTTTTGGGACTTATTCAGCCGAACAGCTGATTCTCTGATGTGTTTATTGAATATCTTGTGATTAATTAATATGTGTCTATTATACACCTAATTAGCTTAAATGTATAGATGTTAATTGGATTATTTTTAATTAAATATATAAGTGATTTATTAGTATTAATTATATGATTAATGGTTAGGTATTATTTATATATAATTATATAATATGTGTATTATGTGGTGATAATAATATAAATATATATTAATATATAAGGGCTATATAAGGGCTTTTTTGTTATTTTGGATAATTGAGTGACTTAGTTGGGGCGTGTTCTGGAGGTAAATAACCCCTCCGCCCTTATCCGTGTAATTGTGTCTATTTTATGCCATATTCCCAAACAATTAACACAATTAACACCATATCCATACTATAACGCCGATAAACCTTAATTTATCAGCGTTATATAAATACTTATTACTCACAAACCCAGTATTTAAGCGGTTTACAAGTTGTTTAAATTGTGTCTGAATTGTTTACAGCGTTTATCTGCTGTTTATCCGTTAATTGTGTATTATTTTGGTTTAATTGCTGGCGTATTTCTGCGGCTGTTAGAGCTGTTTTGTTGCTGCTTTCACGACTGACGCCGGGCAAGTTCCAAGCAAAATGTCTGTTGAGTATTGCAAGAATTCCAACCGGGTTTTTATTGCCGGTTGCAAGCTTATTAGATAAACTTTCTTCTCTAAAATCGCGCAGTTTTTGAACCAATTCGAAGCCCTTTGTACTTAGCTTTCTCTCATTCGCTCCCCAATCCATAAAAGTATCTTTATGTATTCCAGTTAATAAGCTAAAGCCTAATATACTACATTCTTTATCATACATAGAACACATATAATAATATATATATAATATATACTCTAATTTATCTAAATCATACATATAAAAATTACTATCCATAATACAATTAGTATTATTTTTATTAATATTCTTATTTAACTTTAATATACTTTTATCACTAAAAACATATTTATTTATATACATTAATGCAGCATTCCATCTGCTCTGTGGTTCTTTGGTCATATCTTCGATATTGTGTTCTTGGCAGAATTGCGATAAATAAAGCTCTATGTCATTCTGAAATACTTCGGGTGTGTCTGGTGCTTCCTGTACTTTCTCCATATCTTCCCTTTCTGCTGGACCTGCTCCAGCTGATTGTATTTAATGCAAATAAAAAACACCCAATAACTATTAATTATCGGGTGTAAATCTTATATATTTAATTATTAAAATAATATAGCATAAATATATTATAAAGTCAATTTTATTTTGGGGCTTGACATAATATAAAAAGCTGTTTATTATATTAAGCATAAACAGTAACAAAAATGTATTGAAATACGCTATTTTGTATTTTTAAACAACAACATTGGATGTATTGAAATATACGTTTTTGTATTTCTTAAATAGTAACGTATGACGTAGAAAAAAGAGGGAGTGGCAAGCTCCTTCTTTTAATTTTATCCTATCCAATTTTAGAACTCTTTCTTGATTATCTCCAGAGCTTTGTTATATGCCCAATCTAAGCTCTTATACTCGTTTTCTGTGGATATAACAACTTTATCCCCAGTATCAAGAACTTCACCGAAATAATAATCACATCCGCCGGACTTCTCCGCCTTTGTGGCTATTTTGAATGTATATCCGACAAATTCTTTACCGGCGTTTCTTGTTTCTTCGACAGCAAATAGATAACTGTCATAATCTGCATATTTTCCCACATTTTCACCTGTAAAGAATTTTGCAAGGCTCTTCATATCCGTTTTATTAGGTTCTCCATTCTTGTTTCTTTTAACTGTTAAATATCTCATATTCTCACCTTTTTTAACCCTTCTTAAAATTCGTATCCCTTCATTCTTCCCGCTAAAGTAGGGGTAAAATGTGTATTATATTTATCGTCAAAATCTTGAATATATTTTATTATATCCTTATCAAATTGTTCCATAACTTCTTCAGTTTTCTCCTCGGCTTCCTCGTATGCCATTCCCTCTAGCTCGTAAAGATAATCGTTAGATGTATCATCATCAAAACTGTAAGTATATTCTATCCTCGGCAGTCCTGCCTTGCTTAAATAGTCATTAATACTCTCTCCTGTCGAGCAATTGCTTAGCAACTCCCCAATCGTCTCGGCATCACCGGACTCAGCGCAGAAAACGCTGCTTCTGTTCCTATGGATATAGTGCCTATCTCCGCACAATCGTACTATTGCTTGTGCCTGTTCTTCTGTAGCACCATTAAGCACAGCTAATTCAGCATTTTCATAGTTCTTTCGCTGCGCGTAAATCTCTTTGCCTTCGCGTATTTCTTTTGTTATTTCCATATTCTTCACCTTTCAGCTTTTGGCTGTCCTTTCTTTTAATGTGCCTTAATTATATACTATTATCAGTATAATGTCAACACTAATTTTAGTGTTATTAAAAATATTTTATTTTTTCGTCATCTGTTGGAACTATCTCTATAATATCAGACGGCTGGCATCTTAATATAACGCATATTGTATTTAATGTCTTCGTATTAATGTCGCTTTTATTTCTCAAATTCTGCATTGTGCTTTCGCTCAATATCTTCTCTTTTCTCATTCTGTTAGCGGTGTATCCACGCTGTGCAAGCTCTTTTAATACATCTATTTTATATGTAAGCATTTTGCAAGCTCCTTTCTGTTTTGTTTTTTCTATTATATATAAAATCTTGATTTTTTTCAACACTTAAAAATAAAATTTAAAAACATCTTAAAAAGTGTTGACATACACCTTATAAGGTGTTAGTATTAGGTTACAAATAAAAAAAGGCGGTCACTCCTACCAAGAACGAACCGCCACCAATCAAAAAGAAAGGTAAGCCGATTATATCACAATCGGCGAAAAGGTACAAGAATTATGAGAAAATTAACAATTGCAGAAAAGAGAGAAAAAGAGTTGAGAATGGCAACGGAGACTTATAACATCAAATATGAAATTGCAAAACATTTAATGAACCGCTTTTACAGATTGAACGCAGACCTTGACAGGCTTTCATATTTAGAAAACGATGAAAAAACTTGCAACAGAAGAAGCACAAAAGAACTTTCCGAAAGCTGTGACAGGAGAATTTATAAATTAAGCAAAGACTTAGAGCCATACGGATTAGCACTTGATAGCTTTAGCCATTTGATGACTATAGTTGTCAAAGGAACCACCCAAACCGCTATAGATAGCTTTTATTATGATTAAGTCGAAACGCTCCACCCGGAGCGTCAACCGGGGACGGTCTCCCGGCTCTGATGATGGCAGACCGCACAATGAAAGGATGGTTGATACTATGAGAACAATTAAATTACAAGGAATACACACACCGCAAAAAGCAATTCCGGCGGCAGAATTAAAGCCGGGAATGGTTACAGTTTGGAATTTTGGTTACACTTCCACAATTAAAAGCGTAGAGCCTACCAAGAGCGGAAAAAGCGTTAAATGTGTTATTGTTTCCGACGAAAGCGGAAACGAACATATTAGAACAATGCGAGCTGATAGACTTGTAGCTGTTAAAGAGGAAGAGGCAAAAAATCCGATTGACAAGGCACTTGCAAGCAGGCAAAGAACATATAAAAGCATCTATTGCGACATTGGCACAGCCTTAGGCGCTTTTAGCACTTCGGAGCTTGCAGAATATTATATACAGCGTTTCGGAGATAGCGCACTGCGTTATTTTCTTGAGCAGGGAATAATTGCGGCAGAAATCAGCAAAGAAAAAGAAGCAATTTAATAGCAAGGTCGACACTTCCGGGGTTCGATTCCCCGGCTTGCTTTACCTG